GTGGACACAGGCGTGCCGGACGAGAAACGCGGGGCGGTGTGGCTGACTCGCGGCTATGACGGGTGCTCAAGCCGGATGGGCAGAATCCTGACTCTGGAGGGCGGGCTGAAATGGCGACTTCTGCAGATGAATCAGGACCATGCGCAGTTGCTCGATACGCGGAGCTTCAACGTCGAGGATGTGTGCCGCTGGTCCGGCGTCCCGCCGGTGGTGATCGGGCATTCGGCCGACGGTCAAACCATGTGGGGATCGGGCGTCGAGCAAATCATGCTCTCGTGGTTGACGCTCGGCATCAACCCGCTGCTGACGCGGATCGAGAAACGCATCCGCAAGGATCTGTTGCCGGCCGACCGGCCGCGCTGGTTCGTGGAATTCACGCGCGAAGCCATGTTGCAGATGGATAGCAAGGCAAAGGCCGATTTCCTGACGAAAATGCGGTTTGCAGGCTTCATGACCGGCAATGAAGGTCGGGATAAAATCAACATGCCGCGCCATCCGGACGGCGACGAATTGCTGGTGCAAACATCGCTGGCGCCGGCCGATCTGATCGGAAAGGAAACCTGATGAAAAAGCGTGATCTTCCGGCTGTTGCCGCGTCTGGTCGACCAGGGATGGAATGCAGGATATCGGACAAGGTCCAGGCGCGCTGGAATCCGGACGTCCGCGCCGCGGGCGATGATGCGCCGGCGTCAACCATTTCGATCCTCGATCCGATCGGCGAGAGTTTTTTCTCAGAAGGCGTAACGGCCAAACGGATCTCGGCCGCGCTGCGCGCGATCGGCGGCAAGGATGTGGTGGTGAACATCAATTCACCGGGCGGCGATTTTTTCGAGGGCCTGGCGATCTATAACCTGCTGCGCGAATATGACGGCCAGGTGACGGTGCGCGTGCTTGGCCTGGCGGCGTCGGCCGCGTCGGTGATCGCGATGGCGGGCGATACTGTCCATATCGGGCGCGCGGCGTTCCTGATGATCCATAATACCTGGGTGATGGCGGCCGGCGACCGGCACGCATTCCGCGAGGTCGCCGACTGGCTGGCGCCGTTCGATCAGGCGGCCGTGTCGATCTATGCCGCCAGGACCGGGATGGACGCAAGGGCGCTGGCAAAGATGTGCGACGACGAAACCTGGATCGGTGGCGAAAAGGCCGTGGATCAGGGTTTTGCCGATGGCCTGCTGGAGTCGGACGCGGTCGAGAACGCCGCGCAGAATTCCAAAGGCGTGTCGCCAATGGCGGCGGAGAAACTGCTGGACCTGGCGCTTGCCGCCGGGCGCCAGATTCCGAGAACGGAGCGCCGCAATCTGGTTGCCGCGCTAAAGGGGGGCAAGCCTGGCGCTGCCCTGACCGGTACGCCTGGCGCTGCCGAAATAGAGGCGATCGCCGCGGGCGCGCTTCAAAAACTGAAAACGCTCTAAGAGGAACACCATGAAACACCTTGATATGGATACCGTGTCGATGGCGGCACTCAAGGCCGGCCGCCCGTCGGCCATTGTTGGCAATCCGCGCATGGATGCCGGCGCCGCCGAGGGTCTGCTGGCGCAGGTGCAGCAGCAGCTCGCAACGCTGAACGGCGAGATCAAAGCGACGGCCGAGACCGCGCTTTCGCAGGCGGCAAAGGCCGGTGACGTTTCGGCGGAAACGAAGGCGGCGGCCGACGTGTTGCTGGCGCAGCAAACGGCGCTGACGAATTCTGTCACCGCACTGACCGAACAGGTCGAAGGCGTGGCCGCGCAGAACCTGGAACTTTCCCAGCAGATCGCCGCGGGCTTGCCGGGCGGCGCATCCGGCGCGCCGTTGTCGCTCGGCCGGGCGTTCGTGGCCGAGGATGACCGGATCGGCGCATTCCGCGAAGGCGGGTGCAAGGGGTCGCTCGCGATCACGGTCAACGCCGCGGTGACAACCGCGGGCGGATCGGGCGGCGGTGTGACCTGGGGTGATGAAGATCGCACGCCGGTCGGCATCGCGCGCCGCCGGCTGCGCATTCGTCAGCTTCTGATGCAGGGCCGGACATCCTCGAACGTGATCACCTATACCCGGCAGACGTTGCGCACGGATGCGACGGCGGCGGTGGCCGAGGGTGGCACGATCCCTGAATCGGATTACGGCTGGACGCAGGCAACCGCGAACGTCAAGAAAATCGCGCACATGGTTCATGTGTCCGAGGAAGCGATGGCCGACGCTGATCAGCTCGAAACCCTGATCGATGGTGAATTGCGCTATGGGCTGGATCTCGAAGAGGAACAACAGATCCTTGCCGGTGACGGTGTCGGCGAGAACCTGGAAGGTCTGATTCCGAACGCAACCGCATTCGTGGCCGCTGCCGGGCTTCCGAACACGACGCGGATCGACCGGCTGCGCCTGGCGCTGCTGCAAGTGACGCTGCAGGACTATGAGGCAACCGGCATGGTCCTGTCGCCGACCGATTGGGCGGCGATTGATCTTCTCAAGGTTTCCGGGACTGACGAGCGGTACGTGTTCGGCAATCCGGGATCGCCGAACGGTCCGGCGCTTTGGGGCAAGCCGGTGGTGGAGTCCAATTCCATGACCGTCGGCGAATGGCTGGTCGGCGATTTCCCGATGGCCGCGACCTACTATGACCGGCAGGAAACGGAAATCACGGTCTCGTCGGAGCACGCAAGCAACTTCATCGAAGATATGCTGACGATGAAGGGCCGCCGCCGTGCGGCGCTCGCGAACAAGCGCGCGCTGGCGATGGTCACGGGTGATTTCACTTTCGTCTGATCCCGACATGACGGGGTGATAATACTGCGCGCGGCGTCGAGGCGCCGCGCGGCGTTCTGAAAATGGGAGCACGTAATGCACATTGAAATCAAATCGACGCGCCGGACCCGCATCGGCACGCTGCGCCGGGGGTCAATTCGCCTGGTCGATCCGAAGAATCCGCACGTAACCGCGGCGATCAAGCCGATGGTCGAAAGCGGCGCTGCTGTCATTCTGACGGATGACGAGGTCAAGGCGCACCGCGGCGCGGTCGAAAGCCTGGAGGTTCCGGCGCACCTGGATGCCGCCGCGTCACCGGGCGACGTCGCCGCCGATATGGCGGCCGCGCTGTCCGATGCGATCGCGCGTGCCGAGGCGGCCGAGACGGCGCTGGCCGACGAGATCGCGGAATTCGAGGGCCGCCTGGCGATCGCCACGGATGAAACGGCGGCCGCGCTCGCGCGGGCCGAGGCGGCCGAGGAAAAGCTGACCAAGGAAGATCTGGCCGAGGTAAAGCTGGCCGAGGCAAAGCTGGCCGAGGCAAAACTGGCCGAGGAAAAACTGGCCGAGGAAAAACTGGCCGAGGCAAAGCCGGCGACCGACGCCGGCAAGGGCAAGAAATAACCGATGCGCCGGCCGTTCCAGATCACGGCGCCCGTCGGCGACGTGTTGCCGCTTGACGGCGATCTGAAAGCGCACACGCGCGTTGATGATCCGACCGACGGCGCGCTGATCGCGAACTATCAGCGCGCGGCGGTGGCGCTGCTGGATGGGTATACCGGCACGCTCGGCCGGTGCATCCTGGCGCAAGCATGGGCGTTCCCGGTGCCGCTGGCCGGGTGCGAGATGTGCCTGCCGTTTCCCGACTGCCGAGGGATGGAAATTCAGAGTTATGACGGCGCTGCATTCACGCCGATCGCAGGTGCTGCAATCTTGCCGGGGTTCGATCGCGTGACGCTGTCCGGCCTGCCGTCCGATCGCTCGAATGTGTATCTGACACTGACCGCGGGCTGGCCGTCACCGGCCGGCGTGCCGCACAATCTGAAACAGGCGATCCGACTCCTGGTCGGGCACTGGTACGAGAACCGCGAGGCCGCGACGGCGGGCGGCGTCTCGGCTGAAATTCAATTCGGCGTTGACACGCTGATCAGTCCGTTTCGGTCGGTACGATGAAGGCGCCGCGCATCGGCCAATTGCATCACCGGGTCACAATCCTGACCTGGCGCGATACGCCGACCGGCGACGCGGCGACAACGCCGGAATTCACGCGCGCGGCGGTGTGCTGGGCAAGAATAGAGCCGGTCGGCGAGATCATCCTGCACGGATCGGTCAACGCCGGCGAGGCGATCACGCATCGCGTGCTCATGCGGCGCCGCACCGACCTGACGGTGCGCCACGTGATCGAATACGAGGGCCAGCGCTACCGCATCCGGCGGATCACGGATCTATCCGGCGAACGCCGGTTCACGGTGGCGTCGGTCGAGTTGTGGGGCGATGTCGCTGACGCAACGCACACGGCGCCCGATGCGGCGTTCTGGTCGTGAGGTTCAAGGTCCGGATCAGCGCCGAGCGGGTGTTTTTCGACACGCGCGAAATGGAGGCCGAGGCGCGCCGGATGGCGCAGCATACGTCGCGCCGGATCAAGGCGCGGATCAAACGCAAGGCGACGCCATCGGCGCCAGGTCAGGCGCCGGCCGGCAAGTCCGGCACGCTGCGCCGGTCGATCGGATACAAGAAACTGAAGGGCGACGGCGTCGGATTCTGGGTCGGCGCGCGATCCGGCGGCGGGTCAAACCGCGATGGGTTTTACGGCCGGTTCCTGCAATTCGGAACCAGGCATCTTAAAAATCGCGATTTCGTGGACGCGACGATTGACGCCGAGCGCGGGTTTATCGAGCAAAGCCTGGCCGCTGCCGCCGCGCGCGGCGTGATGGTGAAGTCATGAGACTGTCGCCGATCGTCCAGGCGTTGCGCGAGCGTGTGCCGACGTTTGCAAACCGCGTGTTCGGGCTTGCGGATTTCGCCGCGCTGGATGGTGCGACCATGCCGGTGTTGCCGGCGGCGTTCGTGGTGCCGCTGGATGAAGAAATCCGAAACCTGAGCACGGGAACCAACGTGCGCGCGGAGATATTCGAGCGCTTCGCGGTGATCGTGGCGCTTGCGCAAACGGACCCGCGCGGCCAGGCCGCGCACGATAGCTTGCACGATATCCGCGCCGAGTTGTGGGGCGCGATCGTCGGATGGCGCATGGACCAGGACGCCGGACCGTTCGGGCCGGATGGCGGCGAGATGCTGGACATGGACCGGAGCCGGTTCCTGTATCAATACGACTTCGCGCGCACGATCGCGATCACATCCGAGGCGGACGGATACCGGCCGGACCTGGATGATTTCGGCGAGGTCGGCTTCCGGATCGATGCGATCGATCCGGCCGATCCGAACCTGGCGGAACCAGGGCCGGACGGGCGAACAGAGATCGGCGGCGATTGGCCGATAGAAACGCCATCCTGACGGGCGCAAACGTCAGACCAGGCCGTGAGGCCGCAAATCTTCGGAGGCTTGAATGGTCAACTTCAACCAGATCCCTGGCAACATTCGCGTGCCGCTTTTCTATGCGGAGGTCGATGGTAGCCAGGCGGCGCAATTCCAGATCAATCAGCGTGCCTTGCTGATCGGGTCGAAACTGGACGCGGCCGCGGCAACGGTCGATGAACCGGTGTTCGTGACGTCGGTCGCCGAGGCGCGCGAGGCGTTCGGCGCCGGGTCGCTGCTGGCGAACATGGTCGAGATGTACCGCGCAAATGACACGTTCGGCGAGTTGTGGGCGCTGCCGGTTGCCGATGATGGCGGTGCGGCGGCGGCAACCGCGACGGTGACGATCACCGGAACCGCGACCGCATCCGGCACACTGGTTCTCTATATCGGCGGGCGGCGCGTGCGCGTCGGCGTGGTGTCGGGCGACCTGGCGGCGGACATCGGCGACGACCTGGTGACGGCGATCGCGGATGATCCGGACGTTCCGGTGACGGGCGTTGATGTTGGCGGCGTGGTCACGCTGACCGCGAAGAATGCCGGCGAGACAGGCAACGATATCGACGTGCGCGCGAACTATCTCGGCAACACGGGCGGCGAGGCAACGCCGGCCGGGCTGACCGTGGCAATCGTCGCGATGTCGGGCGGTGCGACCAATCCGGATCTGGCGGCGGGCCTGGCCGCACTCGGCGACGAGGAATTCGATTTCGTCGCGTCGGCGTTCGCCGATACGGCAAACCTCAATCTGTTCCAGACCGAATGGGACGATTCAACCGGCCGCTGGTCCTGGTCGCGCCAGATCTACGGTCACGTTTTCGCGGGTGCCGTTGGCACGGTGGCGGAACTGCTGGCGATCGGGGCTGCGCGCAACGATCCGCACGCAACGCTGAGCGGCGCAAATGCAAGCCCGACGCCGCCCTGGGAATGGGCCGCGGCCTGGTCCGCGAAGGCAAGTATTGCCGTGCGCGAAGATGCGGCGCGGCCGTGGCAAACGCTGCGCCTGACCGGCGTCAAGGCGCCGACGATTCCGAACCGGTTCACGCTGACGCATCGCAATTCGCTGCTCTATGGCGGGATCGCGACGCACATGATCACTGCGGATGGATCGGTCGCGATCGAGCGGTCGGTGACAACGTATCGGGAAAACGCATTCGGTCAGGCCGATCCGTCGTTCCTGGATGTCCAGACCGCGTATCAGTTGACGGAAATCATCCGCCGGCTGCGCCAGGCGATCACGACGAAATATCCGCGGCACAAGCTGGCGAACAACGGCACGCAATTCGGCGCCGGGTCGGCGATCGTGACGCCGAACGTGATCAAGGCGGAACTGATCGCGCAATATGGCGTGATGGAAGCGGCCGGCCTGGTCGAGAATTCCGCCGCGTTCAAGGCAAACCTGATCGTGGAACGGGACGCCGACGATGCGAACCGCGTCAACGTGCTGTTCCCGCCGGATCTCGTCAATCAGCTTCGCGTGTTCGCGCTGCTGGCGCAATTCCGGCTGCAATATCCGGCCGCGGCCTGATCCTGAAACCCAGCCGGCGCCAGGCGGCGCCGGTGCAACCGAACAAACACAAGGGGTTTGATTATGTCTGCAATCGCAGGGACGGCCTATCTCAAGGCCGACGGCGCGCAATACGATCTGCGCGGCAACATGACCGTCAGCGTCGGCGGGTTCCAGCGCGAAACCGTGACCGGCCAGGACGGCGTGCATGGGTTTTCCCAAATGCCGAAAGCGCCGTTTATCGAGGCGGATCTGTCCGACTCGGGCGGCCTGTCGCTGGAACAGATCGGCGCGATCACGGACGCGACGATCACGGTCGAACTGATCAACGGCAAGGTGTACGCGCTCCAGGAAGCGTGGTGCATGGGGACGCCGGAACTGAACACGGCCGAGGGGTCGATGACGGTGCGCTTTGAAGCCAAGCGCGGCCAGGAAATCGCAGCGTGACGGGCGCTGTAAAACTCGCGTCGCCGATTGAATTCGGCGACGACGTGATCAGCGAACTGACGCTGCGCGAACCGACGCTGGGCGATCTGAAAAAGATGGACCGCGAGGCGGGACAGATCGGAAAGATGGTCGCGCTCATTGCGTCGATTTCCGGACATCCGCCGTCGGCGATCGAGCGGATCAAGGCAAGCGACCTGGAGGCGGTCACAGACGCCTTGGAAAAGTCCATGCCGGCCAGCCTGATAACTGGCGAGACCTGACCGCGGATGTCGCATATTTTTTCCGGTTTCAGCCTTCCGAAATGGACGCCATGACGATCGATGATCTGACCGATTGGGCGAACCAGGGTGCGCGGATCGCGCGCGCGCAGGTGTCGCGATGAGTGATTTCAGCGTCAGGGCGCTTATTGGCGTCACCGATCGGATTTCGCGGCCGCTGGATCAGATGAACCGGCGGATCAAGTCAACGCTCGCGCCGCTGGAACGTTTGCGCAAAACACGGATGAACCTGTCGCGGTCGCTCGGCATCGACCGGGTGTCACGATCGTTCGGCGTTCTGCGCGGCAAGGTGTCGGGCCTGCTTGGGCCGCTGACGGCGCTCGGCGCCGGCCTGTCCGTGGCGGGGCTGGTCAGCTTTACGCAACGATATTCCGAGGCCGGCGACCAGGTCGCGAAAACCGCGCGGCTGATCGGATTGAGCGTCGAGGCGTTCCAGGTATTGCGCTTTGCCGCCGCGCCGTCGGGCGTTCCGGAGGCGACTTTCGAGCAGGCCCTGAAGGCCTTCACG